AGTTTGAAAGTATTGGAATTCTATAACAGTGAGACAATCTATGTATCCAATAGATCATTAAAGTCCATAAGAAAAAATAAAAAAGACCTTCTAAAATTATCATGATAATATTTATACCCACGCAGTAATGCTTAAATATTTGTCCTATGGATCATCTCAAATATCCCAAACTTCTTTCAAAATATGGTTGCTGGATTGTCAATGGCCGAGGGTTTCTTAGAAAATTCGAAGCCTTTAAATATGCCTCAACTTTGAAGACCGATGAAATTTTCTTTTACTATCATAATCATATCTGGGAAAATTTTGATAGATCTCTGTTAGGAAAAATTCCTTTACCAGATCTTTACAAACAACGAGCCCAACAACTGAGAGATCGATATTCGCATTTAGTTTTACACTTCAGCGGAGGATCGGACAGTTACAATATACTACATACTTTTTTAAAACATAAAATAAAATTAGACGAAATAGTAGTTAAATGGCCTAAAATTTTATCCGACAAAAAATTTTATACACCTAATGTCAACGACACTTCTGCTAGAAATGCTCTAAGCGAATGGGACTATGCCATCGAGCCTGTTTTAAAAAGGATATCAAACTCTAATCCAGAGATCAAGATTACCATAGTTGATTATGCAGAGAACCTCATGTCTAAAAAAATCATAGGAACTATGGATAAAAAATTAGATCACGATAATTATTTCTATTCTAATTATACTCCGGCAGTCTTTTTTATGTCTGCAAATATAGATAAATTCGACGCTAGATATAAACCAGAAAATACTGCTCACATTTTCGGAATAGAAAAACCAGTTCTATCAGAAAATTCCGATGGAATATATTTTCATTTTTTAGATCATGCTATGGATATGTTGATCGTAAATCCAGAGTTAGGAACTAAAGAACCGTTTTATTGGACTGCAGATTTTCCTATCCTACCTATGGAACAGGCATATCAAACTGCTTTAAATATCGCCGTTGACAAAAAATTTAAAAATTGTCTTATCAATAAAGATGATCAAAATTCAGCATTGAGAGTAAATCGACTTTTAAAATTGCAGAATAAACTTTTCAAGGATATTCTGTATCGAGATTCTTGGAACCCCTCAACTTTCCAAGTAGGAAAACCAAATGTGGATCGCAGTGATTGGTATTATTGGATGTATGAAATGTCTGATTTCGCAGAGGCTAGAGATGCCTATAGCTCAACAGTTAAAAGTATTCAAAGCGATATAGACACTTCTTTGCTTCTAGACAAAACAAATTACAATGCAGGACTAAGAAAATTAAAAACTAAAGGATTTAAGATTCTAGATTTCGTTCAATAAACTACATTAAATGTCTTTAAAAATTACCAACCTCGAAACGATTGTTTTAAAAATTCCGCTAAAGAAGCCTATGTTTCTTTCTGGTAGGTGCATAAGTCATGCTGAAAATATAATAGTCAAAATTGAATCAGATGGACTGGTTGGTTGGGGTGAATCTGCATCAGCTCCCAGAATGACTGGCGATACAGTTTCTGGAATGGCTGAAATCATCAATCGTTGGTTTCGAAGCGTTATCATCAATCAAGAAATTTCAGATTATAAAAAAATCATCTCTAGCATAGATAAAATGTTCTATGGCAATACTGGTGCCAAATTTGCAGTGTATTCGGCTGTACTAGATTTATATTGTAGAGCTAATAATATTTCACTACATCAACTATTAGGAAAAAAAATCAGAAATGATCTTAAAAGTTTAAGAATATTAGCTAACGACACTATAGACAGTGATCTTAAAGAAGCTGAAGATTGTTACCTGTCCGGTACTAGATTTTTTAAAGTCAAAATAGGCAAACACGACATCAACGATGAGATTTTACTGATACATCGTCTAAGAGAAATAATACATGATTCTAATCTATGCGTTGATTCAAACAGCGGCATTTCTACAGAATCTTTTCAAACATTTGTTCAAGAAACTTCTAGAGATAATATAATCTATATTGAAGACTGTAATTCTCTCGATCTGGGTATAAGTGTATGTCTAGATCAGGACATTTTTTCCTGCAAAGATATTCGCGAAATGATGAGTCTGGGCACCGGTCAAGGAGTAAATTTAAAACTGATAAAATTCAGTGATCCCTTCAAGGTAATCGAAGCTGCAAACTTGGCAAATGATCTAGGGTTAAATGTAAACCTATCAGGAAAGATCGCAGAGACTGGAATTGCTAGTTCAGTTCTTTTGAATTGTGCGGCCGTGGTTCCAAATCTGAATTGGGGTTTAAGTACTACTAATCAATATCTACTTCAAGACATTATCAAAAAAACAGACTCATCAAACTTCGAGCCTGTAATTGTAGATGAATATCTAGTAAAACAATTTAGGTATATCGATGTATAGTATCTGCGGTGCAGTCTTTTAGAATTTTATCAGTCTCGTCTGTACGAACTGCTGTTATAATCATTACCACTCTAGGCTTATAACTCATATTTGCAGTACAGTGAGGAATATTTAACGTGTCAAAAATATGTACATCACCGGCACGCCACTGTGTTAGAACAGAATTACCATAAACCATTATCTGTCCCGGTTCATAATCTTCTAAAAATATTACCATTCTAGACATTTTATGCGGGGCTAACGGATTCCTGTGCCAAAGTTTATCCACATGCCAAGTAAACAGCTGACCTGGCATTTGTACATGGACTCTGGTTCTTAGTCTTTTAAATTTCCAATATTCACCCATTTTTTGAAGGGCAGGAATATTACACATGTCTGGCTCGGGAACCATTTGAACAAAATCATTTTTTACTCCGCTTTGTTCTAGATCGTAATCTTCTTGATCCTGGAGGGGACTCACTCCTCCCGGAAAGCCTGGATGCGCTCCTTTTTTTGATAGTTCGGTCCAACCTACTTCTTTAGATTTTTCAATCAGCCAAGGAATGATTTTTGGTATCTCTGGATCTAATTCAAATCTTCCTAACTGATGATACCAATCTCCTTCTTCTTCTTTTTTCCATTTATCAAAATGATAACTGCTGAAATTTTCTTTGATATATTCTAAATTGCTTTGATATTTTTCAGCTCCCTGATATTGAAAATCAGCAGGTAGAGAATGATACTTAGCTCTTGATTCGTAAATTTTTGGATCCATTATTTTTCCTCTGTTTCATAGGCTATAACAATGAGCCAATCCACAAAGTCTGTGTCGTCCTCATCTAATACACCATTTTTTCCATCGTAGCAGTATAGGACTTTACATCTAGGACGCTTGGCATCCAAGGGAGGTAAAACTCCCTCTTTCCACGGTCTGGTTTTCATTCCTGGGATTTCAGTCTTCATGTATTATTTAATGTCTACATTAAACTTTTTAATCATCGTACCTTGATGTTTAATCACAGAAACGATTTGATCTGCATTTTTAACATCCTTACCAAAATATGCTTTCTTGAATACTTCTTCAGTTTCTTTATCGTTCAACCATTCTTCCAATAGTTGATACCATATTCTCGAGATTTTTTTATCCGTGTCTGGGGGTAAACCTATAAAAAATATTTCATCATGCGTCCACGATGGAATTCTAGATTTCAAATCGATCACATCAGTTGGCAATCCAGATTTGCCCGATGTCGGCATGAAACCAAAAACTACTTTAACTTTGCCCGATTCTAACCACGGCATGGCTGTGGCCAAAGGTACTAATGCCAAAGGCAAGTGTCGTCCTGCAACATCTCTGCTAGAATCTGTAGAAGTTTTGTAAGGAATCAGTAAAGGTTTAAACGTTCCGGTCCTAGAAGAAAGTTGGTGAAGATTCAAAACAGTAGCTACTGAATGCCAACCTATCTTTATATCTGGATCTGAATTCTGTAATGCGCTGATAAAATTTTCATATTTTTCATACTTACTGTCAGAAAAAGTTATCATTACTTGACCAGTACCGCCAGTAGATATTATTGGATCAATCACCTTCTTACCTAATCTCTGTTCAGCCAATAACGAGTTACTAGTCGAATTTATCATCAACACAGAGCCATCTTTATTTGATGATATCAGTTCATTGGCAGCTAATGTGCTGTTGCCTCCGGGTTTAAAAATAGGATTTAAATTTATTCCTTTTTTCGAAAGCCACTGTGTCAGATGTCTTATCTGTACATCTGAAATTCCGCCAGGTCCGTACGGAACTATAATACTAACATCTTTTGGCAATTTGTTGGCAGTGTCTGCCTTTGTAGAAAAAGCAGACACTCCTAAAAATAAAATCAACAGCAGTTTTAACATAACATCAATTAGAATGTATGGCTAATTCCTAGTCCTAATGAACTGGTATTCAAGCCAGCAGTTGCCGGAGCAGAAGTAGCGTTGAACATAGCCATTGATGAATTGGTCTGATTATAGACTTTGGTATAGGCACCATACAATGTAGTGCGTTTACTTAAATTTTTAGTAACTGCTAATGTAACACCGTTGCCTTTGTTGTCAGTAGTGCTGGAACCATTTGAGCTGTGCGCATATACGACATGTGCAGCATACTGTTGCTGCAACGGTACCCTTACTGAGGTTACCCATGTCGAACTAGTCACATCAGTAGTGGTCGAATTATCACCCCTTGCATATGCGGTACCAACTGACAAAATAGAAAAATCATAGGCTAATCCTGCAGTTGTGGTCTCACGTGCTGCCACACCTACACCTTGATTTTTCTGATGGCCTACTCCTGCCTTTAGTTTGCCTACTTCATATCTTAGAGCCACTCCATTTTGATCCGCTTCGGCATCCGTGGTTGCTCCTACATTATTAGTAGCATGACCTACTATAAGTTGAAATCCTCGATAAACTGGACTGTCATATCTGACCACGTTTTTTTGATCAGTGCCCAATTCAACACTGGTACCGTTAGTTGGATGCATACCAAAGTTTCCAGATTGTGATACAAATAGATCCATCTCTCCTACCAAAGCCACATCAGTTCGTCCCATTCTAATAGATCCCACGGGAGATTTGATACCAACGTATGCGTCTCTATTAAAAATTTCATTGGTAGTTACTGTAGTAGATCCCATAGAACCTGTAGCAGGATTTAATTGACCTTCCACTTGAAAAAAGGCACTTAGTCCGCCTCCGAGGTCTTCTGTTCCTCGAAATCCCAAACGACTCGTGCTGTATTGACTGTCGGCTGCTCTAGTAAAACTAGTAGTTCCGTTATTATAAGATTGGATACTGGTATCGATAACACCGTATACTGAAACCTGAGAGTAGGCCGTAGAAATTCCAAAAAGACATAGTAATGGTAAAAGTTTTAGTTTCATTTGATTTCCTTAAAAATAAAATATCTATACTATATATCTAGCTAGAATTTTCCTAAAAAATTTTTTAAAATTATTGCATTATGTATTTTTTTAGTATATAATAAGTTGTGGCCGTGAGCAAATTGGCAAAGCTCCCGCCGAGCCCATAGTTCGGAAAGGGGACGGGGCGCTGACATAGTTCGTAGCCTTTGTAGGTTCGAAACCTACCGGCCACACCATTTACTACGCTAAGTATTAGACACATTTTATAAGGAAAACAAAATGTCAAACACAGTAGAACAACTAAAAACTCAATTTGAAACATTTCTAGCAGAAGATGCTAAATTCACAGGTGGTAATTCAGCCGCAGGTACTCGTGCTCGTAAAGCTCTGCAAGAAGCTGCCAAACTGATCAAAGCACGCCGCAACGAAATCACAGCAGAAAAGAACGCCCGCAAAGAAGCCAAGGCCAAGTAATATGAACTTCGATGCTTTTTCCAGCGGTCAAGTTCTCAGCAAGGTATGGTTAGCTGAGTCGCTGGAAAAAGTCGTAGAACTCAATCTGCTGGCTCAACCTAGGCAGATACTTTGCCTAGGTGGTTGGTATGGTCTAACAAACTTCATACTGCGAATTCGTAATCGAATTAAAATCAAAAATTTTCGTAGCCTAGATATTGATCCCGAAGTTGAAAAAATCGCTGATAAGATCAATAACTCTTGGGAATGGCAGGACTGGCAGTTCAAGAGTATAACTGGCGATGCCAACGACTTTCATTACACTATCGATGATTTTGACACTGTGATCAATACCAGTGTAGAACACATCGAGTCTCGAAAATGGTTTGAAAACATACCCAAAGACTGCTTGGTAGTATTGCAGAGCAACGATATGCCTCACGAAGATCACACAGAATGCCATAGCAATTTAGACGAGTTTGTTAAAGAATTTAATCTATCTGAAACTTTCTTTACCGGAGAAAAGCTGTTTACCTATCCTGACTGGAGTTTCCGAAGATTTATGATCATAGGAATCAAATAAAATGGATGAAGAAAATATAGAAGACGGTAGCGGCACTGTTACTATCAATGTCAGCGATTGGTCTACGACGCAACCTTCGTATAGTGTGTCAAGTTTAAATAATTCTCTCGGTGGTATCTCTACGATATCATTGCCATCTGTAACTTACGGCTACCATCCTGGATCCACTGTGGGAGGTTATACGACCAGTTCAGGAACATCTTCGATATATTCGACCTACATTGCCAATGATTCCACAGTCAGTATTACCACTGAAGGGATTGATATGAAGCCTGGTAGTGATATCAAGATAGGCGGCAAGAGTTTGAGCGAATCCATAGAGAAGATCGAGGAGCGGTTAGGTATACTTAAACCAAATCCAGAACTAGAAGAACGTTGGGATAAGTTAAAAGAACTGCGTAATCAATACATGGAACTAGAACGAGATCTTTTAGAAAAAGAAAAGATCATGAAGATTTTAAAAGAAACATAACCAATGATTCAAGTATTTGATGATCTGATTCCAAAACATCTGCAGGATTATTTTGAGTTGATCACTCTAGGTCGAACTTCTGTGGATGACGAAGTTATGCATCCTATGATCGATTTTAAAGTCAAGTACGAATCAACAGCGTTAGAGGACGAAAGTAATCCTATCAGTTTTGTGCATGTCCTTAAATCAGATACACAGACCAGTTCGCATCTTGAAAATTTTGGTCTTATACCGCAGATAGTCTGCGATCATTTTGATTGGATTCTCAAGGCAGTTATATTAGCAAGATTGTATCTGATACTGCCCTATGAAACAAAATTAGAACATTATGCACCACACGTGGATTGCAATTTTCCTCATATGGTAGTACTATACTATCTAAACGACAGCGACGGAGATACTGTTTTTTTTGACAGCCAGGGAAATATTACCCAACGAGTTAGTCCTAAAAAAGGGAGAGTGCTGGTATTCGATGGCACACTTTATCATGGAGGAGGTATTCCTAAAAAATATCCTAGGTCTGTGGTAAACTTTGATATTATTATAAAGGAAAAATAATGAATGTACGTTTGGTATCCTATTCACAACCAACATCAGAATTTGCAGATCTGGGCATCGCAGATGCGCAGGAACTCATTGCGTATTGCGCCCGTGTCAGCAATCCCGCAAACCAATTTAACACCGAGACATCAGACAAACTCATCCGATACCTGGTCCGACACCAACACTGGAGCCCACTCGAAATGGTCTCAGCCTGCGTTGAAATCGAAACTACCAGAGACATCGCCCGACAGATCCTGCGACACAGAAGTTTCAGTTTCCAAGAGTTCAGTCAGCGATATGCTGACCCTACTCAAGACCTCTCGTTTGTGGTTAGAGAAGCACGACTTCAAGACCCAAAAAACAGACAGAACTCAGTCGAAACGGATGATCAACGCCTACAACGAGATTGGGAATATCAGCAACAGCAGGTCATTGACTATGCAAGAAGTGCCTACCAATGGGCTATCGCTAAAGGCATAGCCAAAGAACAGGCCCGAGCTGTTCTACCAGAAGGACTTATAGAAAGTCGCTTGTATATGAATGGAACACTACGCTCATGGATACACTTTATTGAGCTGCGTTCAGCTAACGGTACACAGAAAGAACACCAGCTGGTAGCGTTGGCCTGTGCCAAGGCAATTTCGGCGATATTTCCTATGGCTGATAGTCTGATCCAAAATTGAGGGGTCTTGACAGGTTTTCTAAAAGATCGTATAATTAAAGTGTTCGACTACAGAGTCTGAGAAGGAATTATAATGAGAGATTATTGGACATGCTCTCCATTTGCCGATTGGATCCGAGGTACTACTAAAATAAAGTGCGGTACTGGAAAAGAATGGGCAGAGTGGGAAAAGGCTGCTAAAGCCAAATATCCGATCCGTTGGTGGATCGCTGAAGAAGGTTTGGATAAAATTCAAAATGTTTGGTGCTGGATTCCAGAAAGGTTAAACGATATACGCTACTATATCAACAATCGTTGGGTTACCCGTAGTCATGCTCTTACAGCCCATCCTCGGGACATTGCTCCCGGCCAATGGCATGATGTGGGAAATCGTTTTCTTCCCTGCCTTTTTAATGAACTTGTGGAGTTTGTCGAGATAGAACAGGCATGGCATTACTGTGTCTGGAGCGATGAAGATAAGAAAAAATATAGTTACCCGTGGTGGCGCAGATGGTATCGCAATTGGCGTTGTCCTGAAGCAGGCATTGCTTATCTAGAATGGGCAATGACTCTAACCAACGAAGAGTTTTTGGAAGATGGTGAGAAGCATCTGGCTGAGCCTACCTATCAGGCCAAGGCTGCTAGAGAAATACTAGAACTATATCGTTGGTGGAAAGATGTTTATCCAAAACGTCCAGACGTTCATGATGCCAGCGGATGGACATCCTACTGCAATCTACGTCGTGAAAAAGGTTATCATCTCCTCGATATGGAAGATAAAACCGCAGAAGAAGCCGAAATGTGCAAGACTGCTCTTGACAAGAGCCGTGAGTTGGAAGCACAATACGAACAAGAAGATGAAGAAATGATGATTCGTTTAATCAAAGTACGTCAGAGCCTCTGGACATAATCGTGACTCCATTTAGACACTGGATACATCATCTTTGGGTCGAGAACTGTGAAGAGCGGCTGCTGTATCACGATGGTGATAGGCTCACTGAACGAGAATATTTTCAAAAGTTTAAATGGTGGTTACGAAGAGAATACAGACATCAAATAATAAAAGAAAGAGACGAAAATGAACGCCGAAAAAAATACAAATACTGATTTAGATAATCTCTATCAAGATTATTGGGTCATACATTCTTCTATGATTGACAAAGGACACTCACCTATTGAGATCGCAGCCATTCTTGTCGCACAATCTATGAGCATTTATAAAACAGTGTTAGACGACAGCGAATATAATAAGATGATTGACAGTATTTCTAATAGCCGAGATAAAGTAAAAGAATTAAAACCAGAACAGGGACATTACCATTGAAAGTAGAAACTCCAGCAGAAGGCATCATGAAGACCGGCGAATACGGTGATTCAAAGTTTTATAAAGTAGTCTGCGGTTGCGGTCAACCCGACCACGACATCGACTTTGAAGTTGAAGCAGCCGACACCGGAGTAAATGTCAATGCCTACGTCATAGTTAAATCTAATTATTGGTCAGAATCAGTAAAAAAACGCTACGACATCGATACTATCTGGGTGCAGGAATGGGATTGGTTTTGGAAAGATCTGTTCAATGGGTTTGTTCGTCGTGTTAAAATGACCTGGGAGATATGGACTCGAGGGTACGTCAGAACTGAAACCACTATCACTATGTCCGAACAACAGGCATTGAATTATTCAGAGACCATTAAATCAGCTATCAATGATGTAAAAACATTTCGAAGTAAAAGTAATTCAAACCAAAAGGCAACATCTAAAATTGCAAACGAAGGAGAATATGTATGACAACCACTAATCCTAAAGGCTCTTGGCCTTTTTCGCCAGGCGATGCGCCGGAGCCAACTGCCGAAGAATTAGAAGCACAGAAGATAGCCGAACAACAAAAACTCATTGAAGTTTTAAAGTTCACTCCTAGAACCTACAAGATCAGCATGTGGGGCTACGGTGGAGAAAAGGTCATGGGCACAGTAGATCCCAAGGTCTGGGACTACTGCATGGAGCACTCAGTAGACCTGCAAGAAATAGCCTGGAGCGATGAAGACACTGTTCAAGAAGAAATGGGCTTGGATCTAGATCAGTTGCCGTTTACGCCCGGACAGTGGTATGAGACAGATAATATGGCACACATCAATGGAGTGAGTCGAAGCGCCGGAACCATACAGATCGAAGATGAAAACGGCGATACAATTTTCCAAAAAAGTTTTGATGACTGCGATGGTGGCGATGCAAGTCCAGCCTGGAGCTGTCAAGACGAAATTTGGGTTGGCATGCGCAAAAAAGGCGAAGTAGTGTTTATTGGTAGTTCAAACGAGAAAGGCACCTTCTTTGAGGGAGAGTTTGAACTACGAGCACCGTTTGATATTGAAAAACTAGAACTCTACTATGACGAAGTAGACGGTGAAGAAATAATCAACTCAGTGATGTACGACGGAGAAGAGATCGACAACAACGGTGGCAGTACCGACGGAAAAAGTTCGGACATGATCATGGTTCGCCTTATCGACGACGAAGGAAATTTTGAACGCTATGAGCCCGAAGAAAAGGATTGGGGACATCCTCCAATTGGTACAAGTCCGAGCGAATGGGAAAAGTCTGAAACTTTTAAGTTTAAAAAAGTCAAACCTACAATAGAAGGTTGGTATAGCTGTGTTTGGAAAAGTTACGGAACAACATATGGCACAGCATATTGGAATGGCACAGAGTTTGGTGAATGGGAACACGGCAAGTTTAAATCAATCGCTGGGGTGGAAACCTGGAGCGGGTACAATTGGGACACAAGCTCATGGGTCAATCAACCTCCCGAGCCCGTGGATGCTATCTGTGATAACAAAGAATGCGGTTGGGTAGGTATGCGTAGCGATATGCGTGAAGATGATGATTACAATAGTCACTGCCCAGAATGTGATGGCACAGAGTTTTCATGGGTTGACTATGATCCAAATACCAAAGAAGGTCGTGCTAATCGTAAAAAATATTGTAAAGAATGGGATCCAGAAGTGTCTATGAATAGAATTGTCAAGTCGTATGAAGAATCCCAGTAAGAGTCCTGACCGACATAGCTTCCAAAAGGACAGCTATGTTAAACGCCAAGAAGAAGATGGTAAACTGGTCAGCAAAGCATACTTAGATATGTTTGATAACATCCTCGAACAGCACAATACAAAATTTAACGATCCCGAAACTCATAAGAACAACTTAGAATGGGATCTTCTAACTACTGATTGGATTCTAGAGAAAGTTCGTGGCGATGATTCCTACGCTCAGCATCTATATGCGTCTATGTGTAATAACGGATTCATTAAATTAGATGTGATTCCTATCCTTAAACAACAAGAATGGTCATGTTCTTGGAGATACTCCGGCGGCATAATATCAGACATGCGACAACAAGGCGACTATATAGATTGGTATTGTTCGGGCATTCGAAATGATTATCAGGACGAAGATGCTGGAAAATTATGGGATCAGCGTAAATATGTTCCTGAAGGTTGTATCACCGACGAGATCCGGAATGATCTCCAGCGTCTTGGCTGGGCAATAGCGCCTGGTGGAGATTGGGAAAAATTTAACGGAGACTAATAACCCCAAAATGAGCTGGGAACTTTACGAAGTATGGCATAACGACGAGGGCCACGAAGAACTCGTCGACACTACTAAAAGCCTTAAAGAGGCCAAACAGTTAGCCGAAAAAACCTTAGAAGAATTAGGCGGAGAAATTTTTATACTTTTAGAAACTCGAGACGGCGATATGGATGAAGTAGAACGGTTGACCATTGATGATAATGGTGCTATAATAACATTATAAACTTACACCATAGGAGCAGATGATGGCCAAAGCCGCAACCAAAACTCGTGTTACTAAAAAACAAGTAGCAGAACACCGTTCCAAATCTGTTAAAGATCTGAGTCCAAAATGGGACGGACACGAAGCTTGGAATACTGATCAATTTCATCGTCATTTCCGTTTATCTATGGATTATTATCGTTTGGAATTCAATGGGCGAGACCTTAAACCTAAGGTCATTGGTTGGATGAGCTCCAGTGGGTATACTAAGGATCAAATCACAGCATTCAAAGATACCAAAGATTTTCGCTGTAATTCTACTATGGGATCTATCGCGGCCAATCTACTCAAAGGCATGCCTCCAATACGTACCGACTTCAATGACGGCCGAAATACCGCACAGTGGTTAGGAGAACAGATCTCCAAAATCATCGAGGATGGCAAAAATGATGCTGAACCTGAAGTCGTAGAAGAAGACAAACCTGCAGTTCCTCAGATCACTATTCAAGATCGACTCCGCGAAGCTTCTTACAAAATGACCGAAGAAATCGAAGATACATTAGAAAACTTTAGCCAAGATCCGGAAGCATTTGATCCCAAAGCATTTAAAATCCTAAATTTGCTCAAAGGCAAGCAAGCCAAGGCTGCTCATGCTAGAATTATCCGAGATATATATCAGCGACAGCACGACGAATATCTAGAAGTACTTGAAGGAAAGTGCGATCAACTCAAAGAAGGCTACAGCCATTTGAGCAAAGCACATATCAAAAAAATCTCGGCATTTTATAACGAAATACTTTCAGCCTGCGGTATGCTGATGCAGGAAGCCAAGATCAATAAAAAACCCCGTGCTAAAAAATCAGTTCCTGCGGAAAAACTCGTGGCTAAATTGAAATATTCCAAAACCAACGAGCCACTAAAATTAGTGTCTATCAACCCTACAGACATTATTGGTGCTAAAGAACTGTGGATTTTCAACATCAAGACCCGTAAATTAGGCAAATATGTCGCAGGAGAATTCTCTGATCTAGGAGTCAAAGGCACATCAATTACCGGGTTTGATGAGTATAAATCTGTACAAAAGACTCTGCGTAAGCCTGAAGAGCAGTTAAAAGAGTTCAAAGCGGCTGGTAAAGTACAACTTCGTAAGTTCCTTGATGACATTAAAGCAGTAGATATCAAGCTCAACGGACGTATCAACGAAGATACTATTCTGCTAAAAGTACAATCATAGATTCTGTTAGCGAGTGATAAATATTGGTATGAACAATGCCAATTTAGATCAATCCCTAACAGACCTCAATCAGATCATCAAAGATCTAGCTGATGCAGCTCATCGACCTGTAGCCCAAGAAATAACACAATTTCTTGAATTTCGTGCTAAAAAAGGCACTGATAATTATGGTAAAGGCGTAATCTGGAGCGGTCAAGGATACACCAAACAGTTTGTTTACAACAGCCATCCTGATAGATTCTTCTCATCAGAAAGTATCGATCTTGATAATAAAAAAACATTTTCTATCGGCGGAGTGCCTGTTTTAAGTGAAATCGAGTTAGGCAACACTGTTACAAAAAGCAGCCTTCAGTCTGTAGGAAGACTCAGAGGATTGATCGTAGACGGTTCTGTTAGTATCAATCAGTATCTATTCTATAACGCAGCCTGTGATCGTCTGGGGCTCGGAACAGAAGCGCCTAACGCAGGATTCAGTGTCGCAGAAATGGGCATAGAAGTAATGCTAGGTACCACTGGCAATATGCAGGGAATGGTAGGTACTTTTGCTTCTACAGACTTTAATATAGTCACAGACAACACGCCTAGAATCACTGTCTCTGCCAGCGGTAATATACAATTAGGAAATCTCAATAGAAATCCTGTTCAAGTATCTATCAACGGAAAACTTGCCGTGGGTGTAACTAACCCTGATCCTGCTGTGGATTTACATGTGGCAGGCCCAATACGATTTGGAAATCGTCTGCATAGCTACGCTTCTGAACCTCCTAGAGAAGGCAATCATAATGTCTCCGACATCATCTGGAATACCAATCCTACTGTAGGAAGAAACGTAGGTTGGATCTGCCTACGTGCAGGAAACCCAGGCAGCTGGTATCCATTCGGCGAGATCAAAGAAAGAGGATAACATGGGCTTAAAAGCCCTAGTCATCGGCAACGGCGAAAGTCGTAAAAGCCTTGATATTTCTCTACTAAAAAATACTCACACATTGATCGGCTGCAATGCCGTGCATAGAGATCTTATTGTAGATCATTTAATCTGCTGTGACCAAAGAATGGTGAGAGAAGCTTTAGAAAATCCCAATACAGACTCTACTACAATCTATGTAAGAAATCACTGGCATCATTATTTCCGTAAGATAGAAAAAAATAAAAATGTAAAACTATTACCCGAATTACCCTATCAGAGTAAACACCGTCCCGATAATCCAGAACATTGGGGCAGTGGCCCGTATGCAGTTCTTTTAGCAGCCAGTCTTGGATTTAAATCTATAGATATCGTTGGGATAGATCTCTACGGAAGGCAGGGTCTTGTCAATAATATTTACAGAGATACTGACAACTATTCCAGTTCTGCATCAAAGGCCGTAGATCCTTCATATTGGAGATATCAGATCGAACGAGTATTTCATTATTATCCTGACACCGAGTTCAATATTATCAATTTCAAAGAATGGCAGTGCCCCGAAGAATGGCGAAAAAAGAATGTCCGCATTTCAACATTTGATGTTGCATTTACGTTAAATATATCTTATAATAGTTCATCAGCGGTCTTTCATGGCATTCAACCCGCTTTATAAATTCTGCATGTCATCAAACTTACTCGCTTTATGCATAGGAGGCAAGAGATGGCGAAATATCTTTCAACAAAAACCTACGGCAACGACAGAGGTCTGTCATGCTGTTTCAGACAGTGGCGCTCAACTCACAGTCATTGTTCACTGCTACATGGTTATTCCATTGGCATCAAACTAATCTTTGAATCAGAAACATTAGATGACCGTAATTGGGTTATGGACTTTGGTGGCTTAAAGGCTTTCAAAGAATGGTCAGAATGGCAATTCGATCATACACTCTGCGTAGGAGCAGACGACCCTCATTTAGAACTTTTTAAACAAATGTCCAAGCTGGGCAAACAGGCCGATGGTGGCATTTGTGACCTACGTATCGTAGAAGCTGTGGGCTGTGAAAAGTTTGCTGAACTAGCGTATCGTACAATGAACGAAATACTCAATTCTTATCAAACAGGCGATAGCTGGACACATCCTGATGGTCGTATATTTGAAGCACGATATCCTGTTGGGCGAAGTGTTCGTCTTCGTTCAGTAGAAGTATTTGAACATGCAGGCAACTCAGCCACATACGAAGGATGAATAGTTTTGAACGTATATGGGCTCGGGCAACTGGGCATCTAATGGGGCAGACGGACGAAGATCGTCCGAATGTTCCTATTCTTACTATACGTGAAGCAAGAATTGCATTATTTCTTAAAACATTTTGGGTAATAATTCATGTGATCACTTGTTTGTTTATTATTGTAAACGTAATTAGACACTGGTAAATATTCTGTGAAATCACTTTCTATCAATCGAATCGTTGCCGGCAACGATAATAAAATCTTTATTATAGCCGGACCCTGCCAAATTGAAAGTCAGAGTCACGCCGAATTCTTAGCAGGTAGTATAAAAGAAATCTGCGACGAATTAGATATCGATCTAGTTTACAAAAGCAGTTTTGACAAAGCTAATAGATCTAGCATCTCTACTAAACGAGGAATAGGTATTGACGAAGGACTTAAAATTTTAAATTCAATCAAACATGAATTTGGAATTCCCGTTCTAACCGATATTCATGAATCATATCAAGCACAATTAGTTGCAGATGCTGGCATTGATGTAATCCAAATACCAGCGTTTCTATGTAGACAAACTGATTTATTATTGGCAGCTGGAGCCACAGGATGTGTAATAAATGTCAAGAAGGGGCAGTTTCTTGCTCCGCAGGATATGCGTAATGTTGCAGCAAAGATTGCTTCAACGGGTAATGAACGAATTATGTTATGCGAAAGAGGATATACTCATGGATATAATAATCTTGTTGTTGATATGCGTAGCCTACCCATTATGGCAAGCACCGGGTATCCAGTGGTCTTTGATGCCACTCATTCTGTCCAACAGCCTGGAGGAATGGGGGAACGATCCGGTGGTGACCGAACTATGGTCCCATACTTGGCGAGGGCGGCTGTAGCCACAGGATGTATTGCTGGTGTGTTTATGGAAACTCACGAAGATCCTGATTCTGCTCCCAGCGATGGACCTAATATGGTTCACTTAGACAAATTAAAAAATATATTAGAAGAATTGGTGGCCATAGATGAAGTTGTCAAAAGAAGGTCTAACTAAAGAACAGTGGCAGCATTATAAAAGATTTGGACATCTTCCGGATGATGTGCCTGTACCGGCTCCTATAATTCAAGAGCCTAAAATAGAATACAATGGGCCTCCTATTTCTGTGCTATGTGTGAGATTTGGAACCAAATACGGTCGCGACTATGTGGAAAAACTCCGCAATATGGTTTCGAGACATCTAACTATTCCCTATGAATTCTATTGCCTAACCGATGATCAGCATCCCATCGACGGAGTGAAGAGTCTTGTGTATCCTAATCAGGGATACGTTAAAGGTTGGTGGCACAAGGTACACATGTTCGATCCCGATTTAAAATTACCGGGTAGGATATTGTATATGGATCTCGATGTAATTATTCACGACAATATCAATAAATTAGTTTTAGATCAGGGACAAGAGTTTTTAGGAATCAGAGATTTCAACAGAAAATTCAATCCTAAATGGAATATTCTCAACAGTTCTGTCATGACTTGGCCAGCTGGTCTGCATCCAGATATCTACACTGTGTTCAAAAATGATCAGAGTCGAGCTCAGAGATTACACGGTGATCAAGATTGGATCTGGCAAGTAGCCAAAACAAGGATTAAATTTTTTCCAGAAATTTGGATACAGAGCTACAAATGGGAAATTCGAAATCGGTCCGAACTGACTATGGGTGGCGGCCGTAGATTTTTTAAAACAGCAAGAGATGTAACTATTCCGAAAGGCTGTTCAATCTGTGTGTTTCACGGTGATCCAAATCCACATGATATAACGGATCCATATGTAGTTGACAACTGGCAATAACGATGTTATACTTACAGTATGACATTTATTACACACCAAAGTCAAATTCGTACAATCAAACAAGATGATCCTAGGTTTCATATTGTTGATAAGTTTGTTCAAGCACCGCGAGCAGGATTTGAAATCAATCAACGTATTCCCTACGAATATAAATTGATTTTAACAGAATGTCTCGATCGTGGCTGGATTAAACCCGTAGCGTATATGACTGAACGAGAACTTCTTATTTCAGGATTATCTAATGAAAATTCAATTTGATAAAGACACAATGCCCGACGAACTTTACAATGCACTTCTACAACACTTTGTAAACGAAGCAGTTGGGCTAGGCATAGAAGTCAACAAGTTTACCGAATTTAATAATTGGGTAGTCGAGTGTGAAGTAGATGTCAGGGAAGCTGTACACTAAATGACCAAACGCATAGGCTTTGCCTGTAAATGGATCGACGGTCCTTCACAGATCGACGGTATTAAACAAAAAGACAACTGCAAACAGTATAATACTGGCAGTACTACTGTAGCATGGTTGAATCGGCAAACCAAACCTGTTGCTGAACAAAAACTCTGGGACCTAATGGTAGGTAACATTGAAGCTGTACGTAAACTAGTTGAAAAGGTAGGAACCCTTGATGAGAATCTTAGAATGGTACGACTCAGCAGTGATATATTGCCTGTATATACTGAGCCTAATTGGAAGCGGTTTTGGAGGCAGCATGATGTCCGAGCCTATTGCGAAAGAAATTTTTCGACAGTGGGTGACTTGGCCCGTGAGAATCGTGTTCGGCTTAGTTTTCATCCCGGCCAGTTTACTGTGCTTGCTAGCGATAGTCCAGATATTGTCGATCGCTCAATAGAAGAATTTGAGTATCACGTAGACATGGCTCGCTGGATGGGCTATGGTCAGGCATTCCAAGACTTTAAGATCAATGTGCATATCGCAGGTCGACAAGGCCCGAAAGGTATTATCAGCGCACTAAGCCGAATGACTCCCGAAGCTCGTAATACTCTTACAATCGAAAACGACGAAATGACCTGGGGTATTGAAGATAGCATCGAACTTGTTGATCATTGTGCCTTGGTCTTAGACATTCATCATCATTGGATTAAAACTGGAGAATACATTGAAACTACTGACGACCGTGTTAAAAGGATTATTGACAGTTGGCGTGGTGTTCGGCCTGTTATACATTATAGTGTATCACGGGAAGAGCATCTTATTGACCATTCCGCAGACTCCCTTCCCTCCCTTCATGCGTTGATGGAAGGCGGTCACAAAAAAGCAAAACTCAGAGCACACTCAAACTTCTACTGGAATACAGCAGCGAATCAGTGGGCACTGAGTTTTTGGGATCAGTTCGATATTATGTGTGAGTCAAAGGCAAAGAACTTGGCTTCTTTCGCACTCTACGAACAGGCTAAAAAGATTACTTCTGAGCCGCTGGCTTGCGACCGCGAGTTGTCACTTTCTTAGCAGCAGTTTTGGCTTTCGTAGCGGCCTTTTTAACTTCTGTTTTAGCTTTCTCAACAACTACCGCAGCGTCAGCAGCGTCGACCTTACCGTCTTTGTTGACATCTGCAGTTTCTTTAACTCCACAGACTACATTTTGAACAGCGGCCTTTACATCAGCAGAATCAATCTTGCCGTCTTTGTTGACATCGAGACCTTTAGAATTTCTATTAAAATAGATAAGAGCTCCAATTACAACTATAACAGCGATCGCTAATAAGATTTCCATATTAAATCTCCTTGTAGGTTATTTATACGGTAAATATGCTTATGCTACATTTTATTAAAAGTATAACCGAAAATACAGATCGACGTGAAATATATCAGGACAAGCTCAAATTTGACAAAAAAGAGCTAGAGCCCGTGATGAGCGAAGCTACAATCAAATATCATTATGATGGTTTGGCCGCAAAGTATTCTGAACGATATAATAAAGGTGAAGGCGACGCTGATTTTAACTATGGTGGCGCTATGCTACACAATATATTCTTTTCTAATCTTACCCCGCCGAGAGCTGCCAATAAGCCCGAGGGACTCAGTAAATCTCTAATAGATGAAAAGTATGGAGATTTTGATAAGTTCAAAGAAGCGGTTGAAAAAGAATTTATGGCTGCACAGGGTTCAAACTGGATTTATATGGATTATGATGGTAAACTACATACTATTCATAATCATGAATACCGTAAAGGTATGAAGATCGCACTACTGATAGATGCTTGGGAACATGCCTGGGCTCTAGACTATCAACAGGATAAAGCCAAATATCTCAGCAATATTTGGCGCATTATCAACTGGGAAGTTGTTGATATTAGATTAGGAGTATAACATGTCATATTCAGAAAAAGTAATCGATCACTATGAAAATCCCAGAAACGTAGGCAGCTTCGATAAGAACGATCCTGCTGTCGGAACAGGACTTGTTGGTGCTCCTGCATGCGGCGATGTTCTCAAATTACAGATCAAGGTCAATGAAAATGGTATTATTGAAGATGCTCGTTTTAAAACTTACGGTTGCGGTAGTGCAATCGCTAGCAGTTCGCTGGTTACTGAATGGGTTAAAGGTAAAACTCTTGACGAAGCTGCGTCAATTAAAAATACTGCGATCGCAGAAGAACTAGCACTACCACCGGTCAAAATACACTGTAGCATATTAGCTGAAGATTCTATAAAGGCTGCCATAGATGATTACCGTAACAAGCACCGCGACTGAAAAAATACGACAGCATCTAGCTCGTCGAGGTCAGGGCAAAGGAATTTCTATCGGAATCAAAACCACGGGCTGTTCGGGACTGGCTTATACTTTAGAATATCTAGATGATATTTCTGATTTAGATCCCGGATATACCAAACTATTTGATGATTTCTGTGTGTATATCAACCAAAAACATCTAGCTTATTTTAAAGATCTAGAAATAGATTATGTAAAACAGGGTGTCAATGAAGGATTTGAATTCCGTAACTCTGCAGAGAAGGATCGCTGCGGTTGTGGAGAATCGTTTAGGATCTAATACTTACCTACAGGCCAATCAAGGCTAGCAGGCATATCCCATATTTTCTTACGCTCAACACCCTTTCTCTGAGCGAACTTTTTAGCATCACAGTTACCGCAGCAATGAAAATAATTATTGCTGAGACGCTTTCTGTCTATGTGTTTTAGATCTCTACGAAAAAGTTCATCGCAGCTGTCACAGCGGAATATTGCTTCTGTTTTCTTTCTGAAAAATTTATAAACACGACCTAGTTTACTAGGCCTTTCGTGTTCAGTGATTATAATTTCAGTCTTGAGAAACATCTAGTATTTACATCCGGCTTATGTTTTTTTGGGCTAAATACTAGGACAGTACTATCCTAGGATAAATTATGGCACGTAAAATCATTGATACAGGCGTCGTTGGCAACGATGGAACCGGCGACAGTATACGCGATTCCTTTCGCAAGGTAAACGACAATTTCCGCGAACTCTATAGTTCTTTAGGTCTCGGCGAAAGACTAACCTTTTTTGGTCTTGATGATGTAAAAAGAGACGAAAATTTCAAATGGACTGAGGAAACTATCGTTGGTCAAAATGATCCCGATACTGGTAATACTCCTCTCGTAACTCTCAACAATTTTGAATCAGGAGTCACGCTTAAAAAGCTAGTAGAAGGTGAGGGCATTGCCCTAGATTTTACTACCAATCCTAACGAAATAGTTATTAGCTCAGAATTTGCTCAGGTTGTAGGAGATACCAGTCCTCAGCTAGGCGGAGATCTAAATGTTAGATCTGGAGGTATTACACATAAAATCCGAGGAATGTTTGCACAAGATGGAGTTACTCCCGTCTTACCTACACTGGAAGACGAAGCCGTAAACAAAGCCTATGCGGATACTAAAGTTTCAAAAGCAGGAACTAACGCAATCAATCCAAGAACCGGCAATGTTGATCCTAGTTTTGGACAAATGACCGGGCCATTGATCTTAGCTAGAGATCCGGAACCCGACGATGACGAAATATACGACGGCCTTATAGCCGCTACAAAAAGGTATGTAGATAACTCAGCATTCGGCAGTTCAGTAAACTTATATGTAGCTACTTCTGGAGAAGATTCTAGAAACGGTATAAGTCCAGAAATACAGGGTCGTGCTCTAGCCTATGCCTACAGAACTCTAGAAGGAGCACTAAAACGTGCAGAGGAAATAGTATTAGAATCCAGGATTGAACTAGGTCCTTACAAGAAAGTATTGACCTATAACAATGGTGCTAATCAATGTACCCTTGATGTTATCGACGAAGCACCGAGTTCGGGTAGTAATTTTGCCGGAACTGTATTGATGAGTGTTGATACCGCCACGATAAATCAACCAGGTGTAAACTATAATGTAGGAGACATCATAACAATCACCGGCGGAACATTTATTGAGCCTGCTAGATACCAGGTGCTTTCAACTGCTACAACACCTGGAGCTGTAGTAACTTTCAGACAGTTGAGTTCTGGAGTATACACTGCGCTGCCAGGCAGCACTAATGTGGCTACCACTGATGACAGTGATTTCGGTGACGGCTGTACTTTTAATCTAACCTATAAAGTCAATAATGTAGAGGTTGATATTGGTGGATCAGGTTATGGTTTAGTATCTGTACGCATTACTGGAGGTGGCGGAACAGGAGCATTCGGCACCGCTGATATTGTGGGCGGAGTTGTACAAAGTATTACCATAACTGATCAAGGAACTGGATTTACATCTCTACCAGGTATCCAAGTTAGCCTTCCAAGATTTCTTGTAGAAACAGAAGGACAACGTACTGATTTCACAGGCGATGTTCTCACAGGAACTCCGGAAGCCATTAGAACAAGAGACATTAGAGAAGGACTGTTTCTTAGAGGAGAGACATCCGGAGCATTGGCTCAGATACTAGCACACAGCGGATCTCTAGACAGCAGCGGGCGAGAAATATTTGATGTAGATATTAAATTCGGAAAATTTTTAGAACCTGGAGATATAGGATATCCCGAAGTCTTATCCTACGGTGATGTAGCTAAACCTGTACAGATAACAGTTCTAGTCGAAAGTGGAATCTACGAAGAAAATTTACCATTAAAAGTCCCACAGAACGTATCTATAGTAGGTGATGAATTCCGTAGAGTTATTATTAGACCAAGACCTGGTGTGAGCTCTAGTCCTTGGGCGTTTTATAAATTCCGTAGAGATCTCACGATCGGTGAAGCTAACCTAGATCAGATAACTATCGCAGATCGATTATTTGGATATCACTATCTAACAGATTCAGAAGATCCAGTTTATCCAATCATCAATAATAAAGGTTCTTACAGAGCCGCAGCACAATTATTATTCCTAAACAGATCATTCATACAGAAAGAAGTCATAGGATGGATTGATTATCAGATTTCAAACAACATCGCTCCTTTTGTAGGTGCCTTTAACTATAACAGAGATATCTGTGAAAGAGATGTTGGATTGATTTTAGATTCGATGATATTCGATTTAAAATACGGTGGATCAGACAGAACTATATCAGCTGCCCTGAAGTATTATCAAAATGCCAGCGGATTGATAGCGATACAAAGTCAGCTCGATGAAACCAAGGCGGGTATTAGAAGATTGGCCACTCTGGCACAATTAGTTATTAGAAATGTCGAAATCACTGAAATCTATCAAAATACATTCCCTCAAATCATAGATGGTGCGTACATAGCTGAAAGCGGAGTAGGCGGAACTAGTTTTAATATATCGGCATTGACTCGAACCAATCCTGTAGTCATCACTACTAGCAGTCCCCATGGGTTATCCACTGGAGACAATATAATCATCGATGAACTGGGCGGAACTACACAGCTCAACGGTAACGATTACTATATTACTTTTATCAATGCCACTAGCTTTTCTCTTTATACAGACAGCGGACTTACTGAACCTGTAAACGGCACCGGTTTACCTATCTACACCGGGGGCGGTTATGCTGTCAACGACGGGGGAGTCATAGGCGCACTGACTAATGCTCTGATAGATGTTATCGATGAAAGCGGTCCTGGTTATGGCAGCGTGAACACTCCTAAAAATAACGATCAGATGGATGTGTTCTTGGCCAATGATGCTGTGCGTTGGCAGGCTATCACTGTTCAAGGTCATGGAGGATTTTTTACTGTTCTAGATCCTCGAGGACAGATACTGGCCAAATCTCCTTATGCTCAGGAGTGCGCATCTTTTAGCAAAAGCTCTGGAAGACAGGGGTTTCATGGCGGTATGTTCATTGACGGATTTACTGGAAATATTCGATTTGAACTGCTGAGTAAAGAAATAATCAATGTCACAAACATAGTCAAAGGAAGAAGTTATACAATTAGAACTGTAGGATCTACAAATTATATAGCCCTAGGCTCTATAGATAATAATGTAGGCACAGTGTTTACCTATAACACACTGGTAGTTCCTACTGGTAACGGTACCGTAGACGATAACAGCTTCTTGAGAGTTGGAAGCTTAGATAGATTTCCTCAATTACCTGCGTCTTTTATCGTAGAAGATACGGTGTATCGTATCAACTATGTTAGAGATTTCACATTTAACGTCAACGGATCAACAGCATCTCTAATACTAGATGAGGCTACTCCTTGGACACGAAGTGTATTTGCGTATAATGACGACATCTGCTATCGAGATGTAGGACTTATTATTGACTCAGTAGGATACGATATTGTTCTAGGAACTAACTTCAATCACCGTAGAGCAGGTTTAACTTATAGACAGGCTAATGCAGCTGTGGTCATCAATGAACAATTAGATCTAACTGCTAGAGCCGTTAGTTATGCACACGATCTAGCTTTTGCCGCACTGAGTCTATACTCTGGTGCTCAGTCTACCGTAGAAACCAGTCAAACTACCATAGACAACATTATCAGAAACGGAACCACATTCGCTCCTGCAGTACTATACAGTAATCCTCCCGGCCTAGCTGCAAACATCATAACTGCTAAAGTGTTATTACAGTCTAACATCAATTTTATTAAAGCAGAAACTGTCGGGTATCTTCAGGCTACCTATCCTTCATTGAGTTTTAATTCAAATACCTGTGCTAGAGATGTACAATATATAATCGAGGCACTGATTTATGATTTGGTCTATGGTGGAAACAGTGCGACTAGATATGCTGGTATCGCCTACTATAATGGTGTTGGTGATGCAGTATCGTTGCAGATTCCTTCAGGTCAGCTAGCAGAAACGGCCGATGGTATTGACTATGCTAACTATCTAGCCCGTCAGGTAATCGTCAATGCAGCACCTGTTACAACCTATACCGCAGAAACACAGATCACTGGTTCGGCCAGTGATGGTGCCGCTCAGACTCTAATACAAAATTTACTAGACGAAGTCAGCGATATTATCACCAACGGTGTCTCTGCTGCTGCTGCAGAAGTTTTACCTAATCTAAATGCCTATGCTTATACTGCATCTTTAAAAACTGCCCGAACAGTTTTATTAGCTGAAAAGACTGATATCCAACAGGCCACTATAGATTTTGTAGATGCAAATGCCAATATCTACGAAATACTGATGCCTGGTAATAGATCTATGTTGAGCAATGACTTTACACAGATCAACGATTTAGGTTATGGCGTAGTGGTTACAAACGGTGGTTTAGCTGAAGCGGTATCGATGTTTACATATTATAACCACATCTCTTACTATGCGATCAATGGTGGACAGATACGTTCAGTAGGTGGTTCTAGCGCACACGGAAATTATGCTTTGGTAGCAGAAGGTGCTGACCCTCTAGAAGTTCCTACTCCAATTACATTATACTACGATCTAAGTCAAGAGGCGCAGGTATATTTTCCTAGTTCAACCTATCAAAATACTGCTGGTGGCCTGATCATCTATGTCGACAATTGGACTTATGCTCCATTAAACTTATCCGAGATCGAAATAGATCACGGACTAGGTGGCCTATATAGATATCCAGTCTCGACTGCAGAAATTGGCGGTGATATTCCACCAGGTGTAGCCAAGCTCAGTCTACAGAGTGCAGAAGGTGCAGGCGTAGACGGTCTGGCTCTACAGGTACCGGACAATACTCGAGTAACTATTAGACAGGGCACACAGACAGTGCTGACTGGCGATGTCGTAGATGTTGCAGTTCGACCATCTACTGGTATGATACTTCGAGAAAGTAACGATGTCTATCGTATCCTACAGTTTGAAGCTTACAATGATCCAGAAGGCGGCCGGGTCTGTACTATCAGTAACGGAAGCCCGGCAGTTATAACTAGAGCCTCGCATGGACTACAACCAAATTATCAAGTCAGTTTCCAAACCTCAGGAACATTACCTTCTGGTATAAACACCACAGATGTATATTTTGTTTTAGCTAACGGATTTACAGCTAATAGTTTCAGTATCTCACTGACCAAGGCCGGAACAGCAATAGCCACTACTACCGCTGGCTCGGGCACACACGAATATGTTGTAGAAGGATTGGCTAGAACTACTCTTAGAGAATCCTACAACTATGTTGATGCTACTGTATGGCCTTCTCAACCTTTTGTGACTTCTGCCAGTACTTGTACAATCAGTATAGCTAATCCTGCCGTTGTGACTTTGGCCAGTCACGGATTCTTAGCCGACGATGTGATTAGATTTGGAACCACAGGTACTTTACCGACTGGAATCAATTCCACAACACATTATTTTGTCAAAACAGTTCTTAGCCCAAACACCTTCACAATAGTCGATGATGCTGCGCCTAATTCGCCTGTTCCTGCGGTAGAAATTGAAACCACTGGTACACAAAGTGGTGTTCAATCTGTAGGCAAGGTTATTGGACGTGTTGGAGACAGTACCTTTGCAGTAGTGCCAGTCGGCGGCGAAGAGGAAGATCGTATCCTCAATACTAAATTTGTTTTTAAAGGTCGTGAATACACAGTCACTTCGTATTCAGATGAAACAGTAACGCTATTGCCCTATGCATTGATGACAGTTTCCCCGGCACTGCTTGATAGCGTGGTATATTTTTCAACACCGCCTACACTCAAAGCAGCAGTTCTCAAAGACGAGCCAGGTACACTGACCATACGTATCGCGCTGGTCCGTGTTACTGCACATGATTTATTAGACATTGGAACCGGATCTTATGCCGATACCAACTATCCAAATGAAATTTTCGGACCTCCGGTAAATCCGTATAATCCGGGAAATGAAGTCGTTGAACGTGGTGTTGGTAGATGTTTCTATGTGACCACTGACCAGTTTGGTAACTTTAGTGTGGGACCATACTTCCGAGTTGACCAAGGAACTGGTACAGTTACATTTGCTGCGGCTATTGCTCTAAGTAATCTAGATGGTATTGGTTTTAAACGAGGTGTTCCGATATCTGAATTTTCTGTAGATTCAAGTTTTTCAGACAATGCCACAGATACTGTACCAACTGAAAATGCTGTAAGAACTTATCTCGATCGTCGACTAGGAGTTAGCCATAACGGCGCTCCAATTATCGAACCAAGTTTGATTCCATCATTCTCCGGCGGCTTTATGAGCTTAGACGGACAATTGGCTATGAAGGCCAATATGAATCTAGATGATTTTAAGATTACTAATCTAGGAGACGCCGTTGATCCCGAAGATGCTATAAATCTAAGAAGTCTAACATTTAATAATTTCCAAGATGTCAGCCTTTCAAATGTTCGCAGTGCTGATATTTTAACTTTTACCGGTGCTGCTAATTTCGCACAGAACTCTGCTGTAGTAGGCGACATCAGTTTTAATATTGACAGCACTGCTAATACTGTTGACGCACAGATCAACGCTGGCTCGATTATAAACGCAGATGTCAATGCAGCAGCAGCTATCGCACAGAGTAAACTGTCAATGACCGCAGCAAGCACCAGAGCCAATGCCACTGGTATTGCACAAGCTGATCTAGGACTAGCCAGTTTTGATTCTGCACAGTTTGATGCTACCAACGGTTGGATCAGTGTAAAAAATAATGGTATAGTAGTAGGTAAAATTGAACAGATCGCAACAAAAACTGTTCTAGGTAATTCTACATTAGTAACCAACAACGTTAGTGCTGTACCATTTACCACTGTAGTCAATGACGGCGGAGCGGTGAAGAAATCTCAATACGCCGGCGGTACTGGTTTCCTTAGACGTATTGGGTTTGCTGCTACAGCAGATGCTGATTATTCCATCGTAGATATGACCGCTAGTTATACTGGTATTGGTGATAACAGTAAACTAGTTGTTCGAGACAGCAACGGAGACTTTGGTGCAAGATATGTTTCTGTAGAAAGACTGATAGTAGATACTAAAATTATATTAGATACCACTACTATCGCTGGAGGTGGATATACTCAGGTACACGGATTCTCAGGACAGGTAGCACTGCTGTTAGGTGACGGTACTGCCGGTGGAACTAAGATTTCTTTCTATGATAACGATGTACATACATTTAGAACTCACCCCGGAACAGTTCAGGTGTTGGCTCCAATACGCTGCGGATCTGTAGAGACTGTGGCGTTGACTACGGGTGGTACTTCTACAGCAGGTACTATCACAGGTACCTGGAGTTTAGCTTCAGGTTCAAAGATGCAGGCAACCTATGCTGACCTAGCAGAATACTACGAGGGCGACAAAGAGTACAGCGTCGGAACCGTAGTGGTATTTGGCGGTGAACGAGAAATTACCAGTTCTAATGTCAAGGCCGATCACAGAGTAGCTGGCGTTGTCAGCGATAATGCTGCCTATGTTATGAATACAGATTGTCCGGGAATCAAAACACTGATAGCTCTACAAGGACGTGTGCCCTGTCGAGTGGTTGGAAAAATCAGCAAAGGTGATTTATTGATTACATCATCTATAAGCGGTGTTGCTGTTAGTGCAGGAAGTGATGCTCGAGCAGGAACTATTATAGGTAAAGCATTAGAAAATTACGATTCAGATCATATTGGCACTATTGAAGTTGCCGTGGGAAGAGCATAATGGCAAAGAAAACTATCAGTTCAAACTCGCCTCCAATCATATGGAGCACCGTTGATCAAGCATTCAACGATATCAACGACAACTTCAATGAAATATATGCTGCCATAGGAGGCACCGGAGTTGAATTCACTGATCTAGGTACTGACCTAATTCCTAGATACACAGAGCAATACGATCTAGGATCTGCAGCCAAGCGATGGAAAGATCTCTATCTCAGCGGTTCAAGTCTCTATCTAGGTAACGCTGTGATCACTGCTTCTGGAACTGCTCTAAATCTTCCAGCAGGATCAACAATAGGTGGCAGTGTACTAGACAACGAATATTTTAGAGAGATCGCGGTTTCTGGGCAGAGTAATATCGTAGCTGATGCCGGCGGCAACGACGTGTTGACTATTGCCTCAGGCAATGCAGGTATTACATTGACCACAAATGCTGCTACTGATACATTGACTATCACTAACAGCGGTGTTGTTGATATTACTGCAGGAAATGCTGGTATTAGTATACTAGGAACTACCACTAAATCAATTACTAACGCCGGAGTTATCGATGTCAGTGCCGGGGCTGGTATAACAATTACCGGAACTAAAACAAACTATTCTATCGCTGTCAGTGGCGTCATCAGTGTTGTTACTGATCCTGGATCTGGAATTACTTTAGATACCAGTGTTGCTAATACTGTTCGCGTAACTAATTCTGCCCCAAATATCGTTCAGAATACTTTCCGATATGTAACAGTCAGCGGAGATCCTACAATCATTGATTCTGGTACTGGCTCAGCAACTTTGGTTTTTGGCACAGGAAGCGGAATAAGTTTAACACCTAACTCAACTGCCAAGTCTGTGACTATAAACAATACCGGAGTTACATCTCTGGCAGGTAATACAGGAATCAGCGTGAGTAATTCCACTGGATCTGTAAATCTTACCAATACCGGTGTCACATCATTGACTGCTGGGGACGGAATGTCAGTTAGTGCAGCTACTGGCGGCGTAACTATCACAAACACTAGATATGGATTTCAAAATATTTCTGTAGCTGGTCAGGGTGCTGTACAGGCAGATAATGTCACAGATACTTTAGTATTAGTAGCAGGCAATAATGTTACTCTTACTACAAATCCTACAAATGACAGTATCACAATCAATGCCATAGTTCCAGAAGAAAATCTAGGATTATCATTTGCTGTTGTAGATACCGGTAGCACCATCGTAGATATTCCGGCAGGTCAAACTCTAACATTTATAGCAGGAACTAATGTTACACTAGATGCTAATCCTGTTGCAGGATCTATTACTATCAATTCTATCGGTAGCGGTGGTGGAGGTGTAGGTGGAGGGGGAGACTTTGAGCTTTATGTAGCTGCAGATGATTCGACGCTGAGACCCATATTCACTGGAGAGGTCATAGAATTTCTAGGCACAGATGGAATAACTACGACCAGCGACAACGAAGGTCGTATTACCATCAAAGGCAGCACTTCAAATATCTACGGAAGTTTAAGCATCAATGACAGCACTGGTAATATTGTTATATCAACATCTGGCACTATTCTTATACAAGGAGCTTCTAACTCTCCGGTAACACTAGGTGGTGGCACCAGTGGAGATATTATTTTCAGCAGTGGAACACAGGGCATAGACTATGGTGATTTAGATAACAAACCTACAAGTCTATTAGCCAGCAGAGCAGCACTCGCAGGAACTACTGCTAGTCTAGCCAATGCCGCCACAGGTAACCTACAGATCACAGGCTATAAGGGTTACATGCTTTATAAGATACAGACCAGTGCAGCAGCTTGGGTTAGGATTTACACAGACGCTGCTAGCCGTTCAGCTGATTCAGCAAGAGCAGAAGGCACAGATCCTACACCAGGATCTGGAGTGATAGCTGAAGTTATAACCACTGGTGCGCAGACAATTTTAATTAGTCCAGGAGCGATAGGTTTCAACAACGAGTCATCACCGACCACGGCCATAGAGCTAGCGGTCACTAACAAGTCCGGTGGAACTACTACGATCACTGTGACATTGACCGCTGTTAAACTAGAAGGCTAACATGTCATTATTAGACTACATCAGAACCAAACAATATATTGTCGTGGCACACAGCTATGATGACCTCGACGATATCTATGATGAATTAGAATCAGCAGGAAAAAGCCCTCCTGGATTAGAATTGATCAGAGCTGTAGAGTGTGTGAGTCGAAGACCCGGTAGTCGTGGAACTATCTATAGGCTAACTGCCTGGGAAGCTGGACAACTGTCTTCTGACCCAAGAATTAAAACCATAGAGTTAGTACCGAAAGAGCTAGGTATCGAAGCCGGAACTAATGTAACTCAGACTAGTTCTAACTGGGACAAATCAAATTCAAACTCCACTAACATGAAAAATTGGGCTCTGCTGAGATGCACTGAAGCTTCACAGAGAGCTGGGTGGAGTGGTACAGGATTTGAAGGAACAGGTAGCGGCACAGCTTCGCAAACTGCTACAATTAGTCTGGCTCAGACAGGAAAACATGTAGACGTAGTTATTGTCGATGGCGATGGCCTAGTATGGAATCATCCAGAATTTCGTGCTAACGCTGACGGTACTGGTTCAACTAGAACTGTTCAATACAATTGGTTTCAGCACGATCCAGTGGTCAAGGGATCAGCTTCGGGGACATACACCTACAGCAATACCAGCGATCATGCCACACACGTAGCAGGCACTGTAGCAGGTAATACGCAAGGATGGGCCAGAGACGCTAATATCTATAATATCTATTACTATGCTGGTGCCGTAGGAGACAGTAACTTTCCCTATGTCATCGATTATGTTAGAGAATTCCATAGAAACAAATCTATAAATCCTGCCACAGGTAGACGTAATCCCACTATCTGCAACAACAGTTGGGGCATGAGTATTTTTCCAGCCGAATGGAGTTTTTCGGATATCACTGCAGTGACCTACAGAGGAACGAGAAATACTCCGTTTGCCAATCCGCCCACTACCTACAGTGGAGCCAGTGGTGTCTACAGTTCCAATGCCTTGCTGGCTAACTTTACCGGTAATCCGGAAAATATAGCGCAGAGAATTTCTACCACCGGAGGAACCGGTCCTAGTGCTACAGCATCATTTACTTCGGTTCCAGCATCGTGGACTCAGTCTGGTTCATATCAGGCTTATATTTTTGGAATAGTGCCTCCGGCGGCCTCATACACAGTGCTGGTCCAAGGACCAGGTACAGTGAGTCTTAGAAACAACACAGCATCAGGAGGTAATACTGGTACGGTTACATTGTCATCGAGCATCACTATCACTAGTCCTAGCGGAGTCAACGTTACCTACTCAGATGGTCCGGAAACTGGGTTGGAAGTTGAAACAGACATACAACAGACCTACGTGATGGCCAACAATGAAGTCTATACTATAAATTACATCACTAATCTCAATACTTCTGCAAGCGATGCACCTCTAACAACCTTTGCCATGTATTGCACTATAGAGACTTCAGGAGGAACTAGTCCCACTGCCACCGTCACAGATCTAGGAATACAAAGCATAGGTTCTACCACAGGTCTTACATCTAGCACTACACCCACTGTAGGCAACAACGATGACGGTTATTGGACACTGAACTTGCCTTTCAATGTCACTTATCTAGGTACGAATCACAGCACATTATATTTTGGTACTAATACCTATCTGACATTTGGCGGTGGATCGACGATCTATTACGGTATTGATGCTGATACTCCTAACTTTCCTAAGATAATGGTTGGTTCTGACGACAACTCAGTACAGCGAATCTATTATGGTACTGAAGGATCGGCTCCTAATAGAACTTACCGAGTGATCATAGAAGGCAACGGATCTGTCATTGGTACATTAGGTAATCCCGGAATGCGGTATCAATACACATTCTATGAAGCTACTCCTACGCAGATAGACCTAGTCATAGGGCAAAACAATAGGAAAACGGTCACTGGACAGGCGTTTACCACAGGACAGTTAAACACCTGGGGATTTATATCAGGACAAAGAATACCTGTGCGTGTGGCCGCATTAGATGCAGACATCGAAGACGCCATCGATGAAGGAATTATATTCGTAGGTGCTGCCGGTAACGGTCGATGGAAACACGATGTCCCTGGTGGCACTGACTGGAACAATACTTTCGAAATGGGTACAAGATATCCAGGAAGTGTGTCTAGTCCTTATTATTATATGCGAGGAACCAGCCCTACTGCTAATGATAATACTTCTAGTGGGACCTACGATATTCCAAATATCTGCGTAGGCGCTGTAGATAGTATACAGATAGATCAGAAAGTTCTTTTCAGTGACTGCGGTCCAGGTGTAGACATATGGGCTCCAGGAACTGCGATTATCAGTGCCTTGCCAGGTTATGCCAGCAGCACTCCGGATCCCAGAAGCGGAAGTCATTATATAGGAAAATACAACGGTACCAGCATGGCCAGCCCGCAGATCTGCGGAGTTATTGCCTGCGCTTTAGAAATCTATCCTAACATGACACAGACCGATGCCAAGGCCTATGTGATCAATTATGCTAAACAAAATCAGTTGACTGCCAGTGGTAGTACTCCCACAGACGGACAAAATCTGCAGGGAGCACCTAATCTATTTCTGTTCTATTATAAAGAAAGACAGGACACAGGTAATACCTATCCTAAGATCAACTATAAAATAAGACCCGCCACTGGAGCAGTATACCCTAGACCTAGAATAAAAAGGACCTTATAACGGAGCAAGATATGTCAAAACAAACAATCAACATAGGCACAGCGGCCAATGCCAAAAATGGAGACAGCCTTAGAGCTGCGTTTAATAAGGTTAATCAAAACTTCACAGAACTGTACACAGCACTGGGACTGGCAGACACAACACTGAATCTAGGTGCGTTTACATTTACTGGTAGTACTATGAGTACTGATGACAGTACTAACATTGTTATCGATAAGCCCATAACTGTCAATGGTGAAATAGTCGTAGACGGAGACATTACTCCTAAAACCAATCTAGGTGCTAGTCTTGGTACTCCTGCTCGTCAATTCAAAAGTTTGTATGTCAGTAACAATACTATTTTTATTGGTGGCACAGCAGTAGGAGTAGATGCTAATGGTGCGTTGACCACAGGAGGCACAGTGGTTGGCAGCACACCGGCCTGGGCCAATATCACAGGCAAGCCCACATTTGCCACCGTGGCCACCACAGGTGCCTATGCTGACCTGACTGGCAAGCCAACTATACCAACACTTGTTAGTCAACTGGCTAACGACAGTGGTTTTTTGACTTCGGTCGGTAACATCAGCAATATACAAAGTGAATCAGATGTTAGCATACAAGTCAACCTTACAGACTCTACTACACGCATTTGGCGTTTTGGTGAAGATGGTGA